ACCATATTGAGATGCCGGAAGCATACCCATAAAGTAGTCTTTCGGATAGTTAGCATAACGGAGCTGGAGCATTTCGGGAGCAAGATTCAATTGCGATTTACCATCCCAATAGTCAACATTATAAGAATAAGCCAGGTGCTTTTCCCATTGAGATTCAGAGAAGAAATCATAGTAGATTTTCTGATAAGCCAACAACGGAAGGAGATTCACAACCTGACTAGCACTATAGACCAAAGGATTGAGACTATCCTCAAGAGACTGAATGCCTAGATAAGCTTTGGTAATAACGGCCTTCGCAGTATTGGAGGACGCAAGGAAAGAACCATATCCAAGCATGTCTAGAATCTTAGACGCACCATAAACATAAGGAAGGCCAGCGTCATCAAAAACGTCCTTACCGTTAATCGTTTGAAGACTTAAAGATAACAAATTCAACGTAGTATTCGGAACAGAAGTCAACATCTCGGTATTAGAAGTATTACTAGCGGCAGACGTCATATAGTCCGTCATCTGAGTAAACGCCTGCGGAAGCGCACGAGAAATCAAACGTAACGGCACAGCATAGAAGTCATAATACTCCTTGATACGGGTATATGCGGCCGTATTAACGGGAACGGTACGAGTAAACCAGTCGGAGGAAATACGATACTTGTTACCAGGAATAGCAATCTGCCAATAACAAGGAAGGATTTCACCAACTTTCGCCGTAAACAACTTTTTGCTAGACAAGTCAAAGGAAGAGCGATGAACGGCAACTTTCGCTCGGTCTAGCGGATTAAAATCACTCATAAATAATTAATTTAATTAAATTAGACCATACGGTTAAATATATTATTAGCATCATTTAGCTTCTTGTGTTTAATCATATCACGGCAGTATGTCGATGCACGGTTATCCAGACACCTTTGTAAGTCGTCGCACAAATCGTTGTAATTTGCAGGTTGCGAGGCTTTAAAGGATGGTCCGACCAGACGAGAAAGAGCTGGGGAAAGTAATAATTTTCGGGGGTCATCAAAGTGTAAGACGGTTGGTTTGATTCCGGCCATAACATCTCGAATAGTGTACGTGGAAAATGTTCCATCTTCTTCCTCCTTAACGGTCGACACTTCACATCCTGAGGCTGGTAAGTAAAAATATCGCAATAAAGGGAATTCACATGCTTCTTGTATTCGCAGCGAATTACACATTCGTACATAGTCCGCTTTCTTCTCATACTCTATGCCTGTTTTAATGATAAAATTAATACGGGCGGCATAAGGATACAAATCGCCACCGATGCCAGGGAGATGCCAATGCCGGAGGAACTTAGCGACATGAAGGAACAGCCGATATAGCTTATTAATAAAATATTCAACATCGACATCGCTAGAACTGTTAACGAACCTAGTAAGGCACCTAGCGTTATGTAATACAATTTTGTCCTCATCAGTTAATATATGATTTAAAGTTATATATTTATAGTAAGCACGCACGATAGATAGGATAGAATTACTATCATAATCTATGATACCGAAGCGTGCGATTCTTTTTGGCGCTGTCGTAACAGCGCAAATAACTCTAGATATCGCAACAGAATCATCGCAGCGAGCTCCTGAGAATCTGGGGAGTAAGGAACGGATATACGATATGGGGGGAGTTGACTTGACAACGACGCCATTAAAATTATACACTCTTCCATTAATGACCGAATCGATTTTCGTTTCAATTTGCGCATAGACATCTTCACCTTCATCGAATGTCTCACCTTTTTCAAAGAATCCAAGAGAGGCTCTGGACCGGGGTTTAAACGAGCGGCATGATCGATAAAGAGAGGGAGCAGAAGCCAAGCTGTTAACGTACGACGCAACGTACGATGAGCATCCACCGTTGGAACGTTGGATATCTGAACGACCGAACCTCCAACTTTTATTATGACACTCTCTAATGACATCGGCGATTTCCTGCGAGTTGAAGAATAGTAACAAATGGAAATGTGGGCGGAAATGGACTGGGCCATACTCGCCAACAGCGTAAAATGATATCTTTTCATTCGTATATTTACCTAAATGTTTACGTAATCGTTTAATATAATTCTGAACATCTACATAATTTAGAAAAGGGATAAGGTTATTACCATATCTAGAGGAAAGTTCACCATCTTTACCGTAAGGTGTAGCGGATTGAGTCTTATGGATAAAAGCACGCATAGAATCAATAGATACAAACCAATTATCCTTAACCGATTCATATTGACCTGATTCACGGTTATATGGAACCGTACCCTGTACCTGTGTAAAGTATATATGGCGCAATTGTTGCGGGTCTGTACAACAATATTTGGATACCGGAACAAACGAATGTTTTTCATAACCATAAACAACGCCAGAATCACTTAAAACATCGTCGTATTCGGAGTAGTACACCTCGCAATTAAACAACGGAATGTGCTCATTATCATAGGTGAGCGTAACAAACCAACAATGTTCGAAGGCACTTCCAGCGGTCTTCACACGCATGGACGCCTTTTGAGCTCGCTTGTGGATACAGTAGTCACATTGACCGCAATCTACAGCGATACGCTTACCAGTATATCTGTTGGTAATAAATGAGCGATGCTGACAGTGATCAGCAGCTTTAAGCAATTCTGGCGAGTATTTCATTTCCGTTTCTCTATATATTGATGACGATTTCTAGGACCAAAGGAAATGTGCATAAAACCATCATAAGTGATGAATTGGTCATAAGCAACATTATCCATAATATAAGACAACAACTGATTATAAGTTGTAGAACCATAGGGTTTGAGGTCAATAGCCTCACCTATCAGATGCTGAGAGTTGGAGGCTCCTCCAGCGGCTTCATTCTGGGCTTTAGTGCGAAGAGCACTCGTTATCGTAAAATGGAAGTTAAGCTGTAGCAAATCATCCAAAAAATACAAAAGAGCACGATTCATAGGCCAATCGCATTAAGAATGTAACCAAGAGCGGCAGAAACAGCTCCTATAACAATTTTCCAAACATTATTACTTTTCATCAGATTGAGATTTAAGTTCCACAAAATTATTCTCCTCTTTAATCGAATCCACAATAATAATAAGACCCAACGGAGAAACTCGCTCAGAATAATTTCCAAGACCATCCAGAGAATTGACGATATAAGGCGGCATAACATCACGACCAGTGTTTTTGTCCTTAAGAGAGATAACAAATTTCTGCATAATTGTAAGATTTAAATGTTAATAATTTAATGAGTTGGTTTCTACAGGGGCAAAGGAAAGAATTATTTTTGAATAAACAAAATATTCCGGAGTTTTTCCATTCTACGATTAGAGTGTGAGTTGTGCGTTTATGGACAAGGGGAGTCGAATTTGAGAGGATAACTCAAATTTCCTCCGGACACAACTAGGGGCTTCGCTTGAATAACAAAGTGGACGTATACAGAGGTGTATAGGCACGGCAAGTCAAGTCTGCCTTGCCTTTGCGCACCTACGTGCTAAAATACCGAAGCGGAACGCTTCTCTGAGGAAGTCGCTCCGCTCCATTTTATACCAGGCCCTAGGCGGGCGGCCGGTGTATATCGCTCAAACGCCGCGATGGGCTTTTAGTTCACCTACCGTTATAGATTGTAGTATTACGAGGCCATAATCGTTGCGCTAGAGATTAGAACCGGGACGAAAAGAGCCAATTACATTACCAGCGCCAGAGGCTATAGAACTAAGTCCTTGCGAGACAGATTCCCAATAATGGGTACGGCCCTTTTTCCGAGTTAAATCGGCACCATATTCGTATAGTTTTTGCTGAGCCTTAGCGGTATTATACTGAACATGCTTACGTAATTTAACATTAGCAGAATCATAAGACGCATCACGATACTGTAATTGATAAGCAGCGTTCGAAGCCTTAATCAAAGAATCAGCAGTTTTAGCAGCAATATCATTAGAAATCTTTTGACCAGAGGCCTGAGCAGCCGTCAGGATAGCACGCTGGAGTTCGGTCTGAATCTGTTTCTCCGTAAGAGCACCGTTCAGTTGAAGATTAGCCAAGGTCTGACCTTTAATAAAGAGGTCGGCTTGCTGCTGCTCATCAAGATAACGGTTTAATATACGTTGAGCATCAGAGTTCAAAAGAATCTGAGTCTCCTGAGCAGCAGACAGACGTTCAGCAAACTGGAGATTTTTCAGTTCTTGAGCTTCTGTAGACTGGTCCAAAGAAGCAGAAATACGACCAGTTTCCTTATTCCAATAACCAGACTCACCTATGGCCAGATTTTTCCAATTTGTCATACCTTTATAATAATTAGCAATTTGAGGGGTAATAGCATCAATATTATTAGATTCTGATTGCGCCTTTTTCGCTTGAGCAAGGGAAGCCAAACTATTAAAGACATTAGAAAAATTAGGCTTAAAAGCCTGCATAGATGGAACAGGAGCGGCAGTAGCGGCAGCACCTCCAGAGGCGGGAGCTTTAGAGCCAGCCATAGCGGCAGAGCCTTGAATAAACGGATTCAAGCCACGGGCAATCATAGCATCCGGAGAATTATAGGCATTATTCATATTCCACATGCTTTCTTGCCAATCACGCTGTAGCTGAGCCTGCTCGGCATTAAACGAATTCTGCTCACGCATCATACGGAGGTTAACCTTATTCTGATGATTTTGGTTAACCATGCCTAACACATTATCGGTAAGATTACCGACAGTGGAGGCGATAGCATCGAATAGACCCATTAAGCACTAGGTGCAGGGGCGGACGCATCAGGAGCGGGCACTGCACTTTGCTCTGCCAACATAGACTTAGCAAACTCAGTCAATTCTGAATGTTGAGAAGCCAATTCAGACAATACAGCCTGACGTTCAGACATAGTCTGACAATGACGAGAAATAACACATTCGAAACGCTCTTCATCCGTCATCTGGTCCATAGTGGTAGATTGAGTAGGATGCATCTGAGCCAATATATTATTAACATTCATATCACCAAGCAGACGACGATACTTTTCCTGATTCAAAAGAATCTGAGTCATATCACACTGAATCAAATCACCGTCAGGAGTTTCATCATACATAACCGAATCATAAGCGGAAGCCTGATAACACGGATTACTTTCCTTTAATTCAGGAACGTACGCATCTTTTTCAAAATTCTCATTTTTATAAGCAAAATTTCTCATAACAAGCAAATTTAATAAGGTAAACCATTTCTATCCAAATTCTGTACAGCGTAAACCTGGAAATTGACATTACACAATAGTTGGTCGTAAGCCACAGAGCAATTAGTACCAGACACTTGAGGTTCAAAAATAGAATTCAATTGCTGAGGACGAACTTTCATAGACTGATAAGACCAAGCTCCGGAAGAAGTCAAGACATCCCAACCATCTATAGGAGCGGCCCAAGACTGGTAAGCCATACCAGAACGGAATCCAGCGTGAACAGTATCAATATTAGACTTCCATTGCCAGTACCGAAGATTATAACCAAGAGAACCACCTACAGTACGAGACGGGTTGTTCTGGAGATTCAGAGAGGGGACAGCCTGCATGCCTAACTGGTCGAAAGCAGGTTGTGGGAAATCAGTAATGGCAGTAACAGTCAACTGAGGAGACTGACCTGTCAAGTTCCAATCAACCAAAGGAACAGCATGGTACACACACATGATTACCTGATGTTCAGCGCCACAATCATAAGTTAGCGTATGACCAGACTGAGAACCTACACCTTTACCAGCGATTACAGCCTGAGAATTATCAGATTCTAAGTTGGTATTCAAGACTTCATTAATATTGATTACATTTGACCAACCTCCAATATAATGACAATGATTGCCCATATATTCAGGGGCTTTAATGCCAAACTGGGCAGCCATTTGGTCAGAATAGTCTTTGCTAGAGAATTGAACTACTTCTTTCCAACGCTGTAAGTACTCCGTTGCACGGATTGAAAGAGCGGAGAGGTCAGAGTTAAGCGTCGCATAACGAACATTAGATTTATTCTGATTGTTAACAGTAACATTAGAAGTATTCGGCTCGTTCTGAACTAAGCCATTATAAGGAGCAGATTTAGGAGAAAAAACGAATAATCTATTAGAATCATCAGTTAGAGAGAGAGTAGACGGCAAAGTAGCAACCGAACCATACTGACTATTTGGGAGTATACCCATAAAATAGTCTTTCGGATAGTTAGCATATCGAAGCTGGAGCATTTCAGGGGCAAGATTTAACTGCGATTTACCGTCCCAATAGTCAACATTATAAGCATAAGCCAGATGTTTCTCCCATTGAGAATTTGAGAAAGAGTCATAATAGATTTTCTGATAAGTCAACAACGGAAGAAGATTCACAGTCTGACTAACACTATAAACCAAAGGATTGAGACTATCCTCAAGAGACTGAATGCCTAAATAAGCTTTTGTAATAGCGGCTTTCGCAGTATTTGAAGACGCAAGGAATGAACCATATCCAAGCATATCCAATAACTTAGAAGCACCATAGGCATATGGTAAACCGGCATCGTCAAAGATGTCTTGGCCGTTAATCGTTTGAAGACTTAAAGACAAAAAATTTAACGTAGTATTCGGAACAGAAGTCAACATTTCCGTATTAGCAGTATTACTAGCGGCGGACGTCATGTAATCCGTCATCTGAGTAAACGCCTGAGGAAGAGCACGAGAAATCAAACGTAACGGCACAGCGTAGAAGTCATAATACTCTTTAATACGAGTGTACGCAGCAGTGTTTACCGGAACAGTACGGGTAAACCAATCAGAGGAAATACGGTATTTATTACCGGGGATAGCAATCTGCCAATAGACGGGCAGAATTTCACCAACTTTCGCCGTAAACAACTTTTTACTAGACAGGTCAAAGGAAGAGCGATGAACGGCAACTTTCGCTCGGTCTAGCGGATTAAAATCA